TGTATCTGTAAGTGGCACAGCGACAGCAACACCTATTTTAATTGCTGATATGAATGCAAGTGCAAACACAGTAGCCACTGAGGAAGCCACAGCTAACTTTGAGGTGTTTATAACAGCTACTGGCAGTGCTTTGGCTAGTGCTGATGTTACCGCAAAAATCATTGGTGAAGATTGGGTTGAGGTTGAAGAAGGATCAGAGGTTTGGGCAATACAAAATATTGGCTCAGAAGTATGGACAACTCAAAGTGTTGGAAGTGAGGTTTGGTTAAGGCAATGATAGATTTTGGTGAATGGTTGCCTGATCAGCAGGCTATAGCAAGTCCTCTTCAGGTGGCAAAGAATGTTATACCTTCTGCGGTTGGATATTCTGCTGTTAAAAATCTTAGCGACTTTTCTTTAGCAGGAGACGCAAGACTGCAAGGCATATTCTCTAAAAAAGATAGTAGCGGTGGTGTAGAATTATTTGCAGGCGATGCAGGCAAACTATACAAATTTAATTCTGTTACAAGCCAATTAGACGATGTATCAAAGGCGGGTGGCTACACTTTAGGAGTAGACCAGTATTGGAACTTTTGTTCATTCGGTAACAAAATTATTGTTGCAGGAGATACATCACAAAGATTGCAGTTTATAGCCTCAGGCGGAACTCAATTTGCTGATCTGTCTGCCACAGCACCGCAAGCAAGATATGTGGCGGTTGTTCGAGACTTTGTTGTTACTGGTTACTCAGGTGGTGAAAGCAGGGTTACATGGTCAGCTATAAATGATGAGACAAGTTGGACAGCAGGAACTGATCAGTCAGATTTTCAGGAAATACCTGATCAGGGTCATGTTAAAGGCTTAGTGGGCGGTGAATATGGTATTATATTTATGGATAATGCCATAGTCAGAATGACATATGTAGGTACTCCATTAATATTCCAGTTTGACACTGTAGAGACTGGCAGAGGATTGGCTTTTGAAGGTGCTTATGCAAGTCTTAGCCCGTCAGAAATATTTTATTTAGCTGAGGATGGTTTCTATTTTTGGAATGGTCAGCAAAGTATTCCAATCGGTGCTGAGAAGGTAAATAAGTTTTTCTATGATGATTTGAAAATATCAAATGCAGATAGAATTACAGCAAGTATAGACCCTACAAGAAGTATTGTATCGTGGGGTTATCCGACTGGTGATGGAAACCCTGATAGAATATTATTCTACAATTATGCTGTTAAAAGATGGTCTTTGGCAGAAGTGACACATGATATGTTAGGTAGTTTCCAAACTCCTGCATACACATTAGAAGCCTTAGACAATGTAAATTCATCTTTAGATGATCTTGAACTGTCACTAGATAGTAGAGCCTTCAGAGGTGGTCAGTTTGTATTTGGTGGTGCTAAGGACAACAAAATAGCTTTCTTTGGTGAAGGTAACTCTCTTCCTGCACAACTTGTATTAGGAGAAAAAGAGTTTGCGACTGGCAGACTTACAAACATAAATCGTATTTATCCTTACTTTGATGGTGGCGACATAACTGTCACATTAAAGTCAAGAAACACTATGGCAAACCTTGTGGGTCTTGACAGCCCATTTACTAATGGAACGGCAGGCACTTTAAATAGTGAGGGTTTTATACCATCAAGATCAAATGGAAGATTTCACACTATTCAGTTTGATATAGACAATTCTGATCAAGGGTCATTTGAGAAAATATCAGGATATGAACTAGATTTGCAGGCTTTAGGTAGGCGATGAGTTATTTAAACTTACCCGTAAATGGCGGAACACCACGAGAGATATCGAATGTCGTCAACAATATATTAAACGGGAAGATCAATTCTACTGGCAATATAACTCTTACAAATAGTTCAGCCACGACAACTTTATACGATGCACGAATAGGTGATGACAGTGTCATTTTATTCATGCCAACAACTAGCGATGCCTCTACTGAAAATATTCATGTAACTGGCAGGCAAAAGGGGCAGGCGACATTAAATCATGCAAGTGCTACGACCACTAGATCCTACGCATATATCGTTTTTGGCTAATGCTAATCGGTGCAGAAAATGGATTACTGATGCTCTTAGGTATGCTCACAATAGTCATACTTATGAACAAGTTATAGATATCGTCAAAAGAGGTGATGCTCAGTTATGGGCATTAAAAGATAGTGCAATTGTAACTGAGATTGTCAGTTACCCTCAACGCAGGACACTGCGGTTTTGGCTTGCAGGAGGTAACCTTAAAACACTGTTAGAGGTAGAGCCAAAGATAAGAAAATGGTCTATATTATACCGATGTGAAGCGGTTGAAATTATAGGCAGAAAGGGTTGGGAAAAAGTGATGAAAGACTATGAACCAACTGCAATCGTTTTAGTAAAGGAATATTAATATGTCAAAAGGTGGTGGCGGAGGCGGATCTTCAGGTACAGTCAATACTACAGTTGAACCGCCTGAATACGCAAAACCCTTCTTAGAGTATGGATTAGCTGAGGCTAAAGACAGATACACTTCTGAAATGCCTTCATATTATCCATTTTCAACAACTGTAGGATTTAGTCCTGAAAGTGAAATGGCTCTTAATATGACAAGAGACAGAGCCTTAGCGGGTAGTTCTCTTGTTAATAATGCACAAAATTATATTGGTAATATTGCTCAAACTGGTGGCGGTTTAGGGTTAGGTGCAAACATATTCCAAAGAGCATCGACTGGCGGATACCAAAACGAAGCAATGCCAATGGCTAGAAATATGTTAGGCGGGGCTGACTTTGGTGAAGTTATGGGCAGAACAAGAAATATGTTGGGCGGTGCTGACTTAGGCTTATCTTTAGACAGAACGAGAGATATGTTAGGCGGTGCTAATTTTGATGAAGTTCTAGACTACACAAGATCTACTGCTAGAGGGGATATGTTAAATAGCAATCCTTATTTGCAGGGTGCTATCGATAGAGCCATAGATCCAGTAAAAGACAAAATACAATCACAATTTGCTATGTCAGGCAGATATGGATCGGGTGCTAATCAAGATGTTTTAGCTAAGTCTTTAGGCGGTATAGCTTCTGATATTGCGTATGGCGACTATCAGAGAGAAAGACAAAATCAGTTAAATGCACAACAGCAGTTAGGTAATCTAGCACAACAACAATTCGCTAATCAGACTGGTGCAATAGGTGCATTGAGCGGATTACAGCAACAACAATTTGCAAACCAAAGGGGTGCATTGGGTGATTTAAGTAACTTGCAACAACAGCAGTTTGCTAATCAGTCAGGTGCTTTAGGAGCTTTAGGCAACTTATCTCAGGCTGATATACAAAGAAGACTTGCAGGCGGATCTGCCCTAAGTGCTATGGATACTGCAAGAATGGCAAGACAGCTAGAGGGTACAAAGTTAGCACCACAATTTGCGGAACTTGATTATAGGGATGCACAAAGGCTTGCTCAGGTTGGATCAGCAAGAGAGAGCGATGCTATGGCTCAGTTGCAGGATAATATTAATAGGTTCAACTATGAGCAAAACATAGATGATCAGAAGCTAAGAAACTATATGGCTTTAATTAGTGGCGGTACTGTCGGATCAAACACAATACAGCCAGTATTTAGAAATCAGGGTGCTAGTGCTTTAGGAGGTGCTTTAGGCGGGGCACAATTAGCATCATTAATTAATCCATCTTATGGAGCAATGGGGGCAATCGGTGGCGGATTGTTAGGGTTGTTATAATGAATAGACCAATAGATGCTTTATTAGGAAATATTGATCCTTTAACTGGATTGAGAAGAGGTATGGTCGGCGGAAACGCATCCTATATGCAAAGTCCAGTAAAGGTAACTGGATTGCCTCAGATTGGTAACAACACAGCCTATAACAATGATGTCACGATGAGATCAGGAAATAATATTCCAGTAAGACCTATGACTAATGCGGGTGTTATTGCAGGCTCTAGACTTACAATGCCAACTGTTAATACGTTGCCAGTAAAACAACCTGAAATGAGATCAGGTATGTCAGGATTATTGGGTGAGACTTTTAGTGATCCGAGAACATATGGTTTATTAGGTGCTTCTGCTAAAATGTTAGAGCAAAGTGGTTATTCAACAACTCCTCGTACATTTGGTCAGATTGTAGGCAGTGGTATAAATGCGGGATTAGCAAACTATGCTCAGGCTAACAAAATGTTTAACAGACCTAAATTGCAAGTTGTTGGCGGTGCATTGATTGATACCTCAGATCCAAATAATCCAAAGGTTGTTTATGATGGTAAATCT